CCAGCATCAAAGGTGTCTGTGCCAGTGCTTGTAGTAATACGCACAGCGGTTAAGACTGCACCTAATGAAACATCACAAGAACCTGTACAAACTGTAGTAGTGCTGTATTTTGCTGTATGACTTGAAACCCAGTTATTTCCGCTAATGTTGGTAATTATCATATGACCATCAAGAGAACTTGCGGCAGAAGCAAGATAAATAATATTTCCAGCAGTTGAAGAAAGAAGTGTATTTCCTCCTGCAACTGCCGCCAACGCTGTCGATAAATATCCGCTTGTTGTATAAGTTGGTGTTGCACCAGTACCTAATTGAACTAATATATGTCCTGTTGAATTAAGAGACACACCTTGAAATTGCACAGTTATTCGTTTTACCCACGCTGGCAAAGACGTAAAGTCAATAGAAGTACCTGATGTACTTGCAACCGCTGTACCAAGAGTAATTCTCTGCATTTGCGCCCGTGATAAGGCACTGTCAGTACCATAAAACTGTCCGTTGTATTCAAAGTTGCCTGTCGCTGGCGTACCAATCAGCGTGTCAGAAGTTAAAACAAGTATTGACATGATTAAGCACCTCTTACTAAACAAGCTTGGAAAAATGTTTGGTCAGAACTACCTTGAACGGCGGGGGTTGTACCAGTTAAAGATCCCCACCCTTCAATATAGTCAGTTGAGCCATTTAAATAAACTAATGCTGTTACTTCACAAGTGGCATTTGTTGCGGTACTAAATTGACGTTTATATAAACTTCCATTTTTATATATTGCGGCTTGCGTTGTTGTCGTAGAAGTATTTGGGGAAATAGCAACTTGCACTTGATAATAACCAGCTACTGTAGGTGTAAATGTTGAAGAAGCATACATCCCACCAGCAGTATTAAAGTCTGTTGTTTGAAACAATATTTTTGTAAAAGTTGTTGATGTAATTGATTGATTACTACTGGGATATGCGCTAAACGCAGGGCCAGCCGCATTTAATGTTCCTGTTTGCGCCGCCAAAGTAATCGTAGTAGTACCCGCAACAGCAGGGGCGGCAAGTGTTACCTGTCCGCTTGTATCTCCTGATATAACAACTGATGACATATATTTCCTTTACAGAACAACCCAACGTGAACCCGTTGGAACAGTGACTGATTGACCAGATGCAACCGTGATCGGACCTGTGGACATTGCGTTATTACCCGCTGTGATTGTATAACTTGCGGTCACAGTTTTACCATTTTCATAGAACACAGCATCACTTCCCGCGCCTGTTGCACCACCCAAAGAAGTCCAAGAAGCACCGTTGTAACCCTCATATTTTGACAAACTACTGTTAAATCTTATTTTTCCTGTTGCCGCAGATGGGCGTTGAACAGTTGTTCCAACAGAAATTTGGGTAGCCCCAGTTGATGCGAATGAAGAATCTGCCGTAGACGCAAACATAGCACTAGCAGTAAGGTTTGTGCCATCAAAAGTTAAAGCAGGAGAGTTTTGCAATACCCCGCCTGTGCCAACATACGGAACTTGTCCCGCAGTTAAAGCTGACGAACTCCACGCCAAATTACCAGATGCTGCTGGCACATTTAAAGTGTAAGTTCCAGCAGTGTTTGGGCCAAGAAAATTAACCTGACCACCTAAAACCGCTTGAAAGACTAAGGTACTCATTGTCTATCCTTTAGAAAAATGCCAAAAATTTACTATTGTTTGCACTATAAGCCCCAAAAATCCAACCAGTGTTATTTCCATTATTTATGTTTCCACTGGTTGTTGGGGCAAGCCATGTTGCGCCTCCTGTGGCAATACTGTCTTTGATTTTCACATAACTAACACTTACTGTCCCACTGGTTTTACTTAAAGTAGCTTGAGTTCCTGCTGTTGTTGAGCTTAATGCTACATAAATAGCGCCAGCAACATTATTTCCAGCAATAGTTATGCTTCCAACATTTAATGTTGATCCAGCAAACAATTGGACATTAAAATCAATAGTTGCAGTACTTCCATTGACATTATTGTTTATAGCAAGATTTGTTACAGTCTGTGTTGTTGCCCCACTACCAAAAATAAGGGAATTAACTGTAAAAAAACTATCATCAATAAAAGCAGTAATACTGGGGTAAGTTAAGTTAGGCACATCAAATGTAATTGTATTTGGGTTACAGTTTGCTATAAACGTAGAACCAGTCATGTTTATAGTTGTATTTGTTAAATCGCCTATAAATGAACCACCAATAAAAGTAACCTGAGAATTAAATGTTAATGTTTTTGTATTTGTATTATTAAAATTTAAAATTTTAGCAGTTAAATTAAATCCATTGGTTGAAAATAATCCGCTTGTTATATATAAATTATTAGAATATGAATTGGCTTGAAGATTATAAGTTCCTGCACCTGAACTATTAATAAAAACATTATAAGAAGAATATGTTGGAAGATATCTTGGAGTAGATTTTGTTGATACAAAATTTAAAATTCCAAATGAATTAGGATAGCCGTAATAACTACCATATATATTATAACTATTTGTGGATGAGTTATTAACAGCTCCATTCCATCCACTTAATACTCCTAAATCATAAATCCAATTTGATGTAGATAGAGTTACTGTAGGACTTGAATCAAAATAAAAAGACATTGAATTGTCTTCGTTTCCTCCAGACGTTGTCCCATGCAAAACTGTTATTGTAGAAGCAGTAGTATTTGTACCTGTAAATTTGACATATGGTGTTCCTGTTCTAGTGAAATTAGTTAAAATCCCAAAATCCCAATAAGTGCCAGTGCCAGTAGCTGTAATATTAATAACGCCTGATGTGCCAAAAGCAATTGATTTTGTAGTTGATGTAAGATTTCCAGAAAAAGTTCCAAAAATAGTTAATGTTCTATTATTTAAATCAAGTGTTCCAAGTGTTAATTGAAATGCTCTTTGTGTTGTTTTTCCAAAAGTTAAATCGTCTAATAATCGATAAGTTGTGCTGGCTGATCCACTAAAATAAACAGACCCCCCAATAGCAATCCCATTAGAAGTTATAGTTTGTGTTCCACTTGTTGCCGAAAAAGTTCTGACTCTTGTTCCATCTGCCGAAGTCATACCAGATTTTAATGTTAGATTTCCATAAATACCAATATTGGCATCATTATTCCATGTGCCTGCAAATGTTCCACTAAAAGTTAAACTTCTAATATTTCCAGTGCTTATTGATATAGAAGATGCGCTAGTTCCACCAGAAATATTAAAACTTACTGTATTTGCTTCAGTAACAGCAGTTGGTGCTATTGTTCGTAAACCAGTAGCCGCACCTGTTATATTAATTAATGGATTTGTTCCTGTAAAAGTATTTGATGATGAACTTGTAAAAACAGTAACAGCGGCAGTTGCGGCAACTTCAATACTGCCACTTGAACCAAAAGCAAATACACCCCTAGAATTAGAAAAATTTACTGTGTTACAAATAGCACCTGTTGCAATCGTAACTACAACACCTGTTCCTAATCCTATGCGATCAAAATTAGCATCATCAGAAGAAGTAGGGGCGTTAGCAGTAGCCGCACCACCAGCAGAAGTAGACCAATGACCTGTAACGCCAGTTGTCCCGTCCCATGTTCCTGCCCCACCAACCCAATATAGTGTTGCCATGATTAAGCCTGTGTACCTACTGCAATAACATCCCAACGGGTGTTATTAGCGTTGTAAATACAACCTACATACGTTGTTTTACTTGCGGTTGTTGTTGTTGGCAAAGTAACTCCAATTACAGTGTATGTGGCATCCCAAGTTAATGCTCTAGCTGTTCCGTTATCAAGCAATCTAAATATTAATTTGTCACCATCAACAGGCGTTCCTGTTGGAGCATTAATGGTAAGTCCTGCCGCCAATGCCGTGTAAGCATAAACATCAGCAGTTGCAATACTTGGAGTTAAAGAAGATGCAGAAGCAGCAGATGTAACTCTTGGATCAATGCGTTTATTTGTCAGTGTTTCTGTGCCTGTGTATGTGGCAATAGAAGCACCAGCCAATGTAGTTGAACCTGTACCACCTTGGGCAATAGTAACTGCGGCATTGCTAGTTAATATAGTTGCTGTTGCGTCTGGAAGTGTAAAAGTTCTTTCTGCTGTGGTTGGGCCAGAAAACTTGGTAAATCCATTGCCAGTACCGCCATAGGTAGACGCAATAATTTGAGTAAGTGCGGCAGAACCATCAAAGTTATTGCCGTATATTGCTCTAGCGGTTGTTAATGTAGCGGCTGACCCCGTTGTATTTTGATTCCAAGTAGGAACTGTACCAGTTAGACCACTATAAGCAACATTAGTAGCTGTTGCCGCATTACCGCCAATAGAAAGATTTGTAACTGGTGTTGTTGATGCTACTGTAAATGGTGCAGTACCCGTTGCTACTGTGGATGTAACTGTTGTAAACCTGCCAGTAGATGCGGAAGTTCCACCAATGGCAGGAGGTGAAGATAAATCTAACGTACCACCTAAAGTAAGATTGCCAGATGATGTAACCGTACCTGTTAAAGTCAACCCATTGACTGTGCCCGTACCACCAACACTTGTAACAGTGCCTGTTGTTGGAGTTGTCCAAGTTGGTGTCCCTGCTCCTGCGGAAGTTAAAACTTGGCCAGATGTACCAATTGAAGTAACTGCTAACGCCGATGTTGTTGAACCATAAACAATACCACCAGCCACAAAAGCGGCAGATTGTCCTGTTCCACCACGATTATAGGCAACAACATTTCCATTCCAAGTAGCAGAAGTAATTGAACCAGGGTAATCAAACGTGTTAGTAGACCAAGACACATTGGATGGTGTTAAATCGTGACGATCCCATGTTCCTGCGGCGGTCGAGTTATCTACCAAAACAACCACTGTAAAACCACCAGATGGAACAGAAACAATTAAAGAACCAGAATTATTGTTTACAGTTATTGCGCCACTGCTCTGATTATTGTTAAAAGAAAATATTGGACCTTTAGGCAATGTTGTGGCATTTGGCAATTGAATAACTTGTCCACCAGAACCTGTAATATAGTAAACAGGCGTAGATGCTGCCGTTAATGTTATTTGTGTGCCTGATGCCGCAACCGATGTAAAGCCAGCAAAAAACGCATTAGCGGATATATTTTGGTTTGCATCTCGCAAAGCCACGCTATTTGCGCCACTTGTTCCGTAAGATATACCCCAAGCCGATCCCGTAGAGTTTGGAATTCCCGCGCTAGGGTAAACCATACCGCCGCCACCAGAAGCATTGATGGTTATTGCCGCTGATCCATCATAGGTAGTGCCAGAACTAAACGTGATGTTTGTGCCTGCGGTCAACGCATACTGCACCTTACCAGCGGTCAAAGATGTAGCCGTGCCTGTCAAACTTGCACCAGAACCGCTAAATCCTGTGGCAGTCAATACTCCGCTAGATGGCTGAAACTGTAATTTAGTAGAACTAACAGTAATAGGCAAATTACCTGTGCTATTACTTAAAATAGATGGATACCAAGTCGCAGTTGAGCTGGTATTGTCAGTCACCGCAACATTTGTAGCATTTGTCGCCGTAGTAGCCGTGCTTGCTGATCCCGCTGAACCATCAATGTTTGTACCTGTCAAACTAATAGACGCAGATGATCGATTCAGAGCTACTGCGGTTGTTCCAATATATACCGTTGAATTACCTAATACCGCACTAGGAATAGTCCCAGATAAATTACCAGCGGTCAAGCTAGTCAAACTTGCGCCCGATCCACTAAAGCCAGTAGCCGTTAAAACGCCCGTGGATGGTACATATTGCAGTTTGGTGGATGACACATATTCAGTTGACGCATTGCCCGTTGTAACCGCCGCAAACAGCGGATAGCGGGTGGTTGCCGTTGTCGTATCGTCTGAAATAGCCACAGAAGCGGCGGGATTTGACCAATATGGTGTACCAGACCCCGCAGATGTCAATACTTGGCCTGATGAGCCATTGCTTACAAAACTTGTTGTGTTTGCGCCACTTTGATAAACAATATTACCAGCAACACCATTGTTTAAGTTGTTGGAATAATTTGCCGTTCCCGACAAAAAGCCAGCAAAATTTGTTGCTGTCAATGTGCCAGAAGATGGATTAAAAGATAACTTTGTTGAAGTTACATCTAAAACCGTTACATTGCCTGAGCTAACAGGGCTTAATGTTGGATATAAAGTGGCATTAAGATTTGTTACATCTTGAATACCAAGCGTGTTAGTAGCTGAAACAATAAATGGCTGACCCTGCCCAATAAATGTGTTGAAAGTGTTATCAATGTTAAATAATGCCTGTACAGGCAAAATATTTTGGTCAATAACAATAGCGGGATCAGCCATGTCTGCTTAGGATTGATCAGCAGCTGGTGTCACATACAAAATGCCAGCAGTTATAGAATTGCTTTTTGCTGTCAGATAGTATGGTGTTGTAGGCGTAGCCAAAATCAGCGGTGTTGTCATGCTTGCAGGCAGTACAAAGTCGCCGTTTGTGCCATCTACTGGAAACGTGGGTGCGCCAGGATCGGCAGTTCCCCATTTCACAGCAATAGGCGCTAAACCTGTGTTCAAAAACGCAGTGTAGTTGATCTGGTCATTGGTTGAGTCATCAATCAGCACAGCCGCATGAGCCGTGCTAGTGACTGACAACGCAACCGTTGAACCAGCGTTTCTTTGAACGGTTGAGCCTGCCATGATTAGCCTGCCGTTGCTGGTGCTGGACCTTCAAGACGCACGATTTGGAACTCATACAAACCAGCATTAGGGGTAACCGAGCCAGAAGTAAAGTTGCCAAATTGAACAGTCAAGACGTTTGCAGTCAAACAATCAGCTTCAACAATGAACACACCGCTAATTTGGTTAGCAATGTAGCCTTGGGGAACAATGATGTCGGTAGTTTGCAGGCCAGGCACAGAGAATGTTTGGTTGCTGGTTGATGCAGCAGAAACGGCTGTGGGCGTGATGTTGATTGAAATATAGAAAGTTTCGTGCGAGTTGCCACGTGTGACGGTTGTAGAAGACATGGTAATTCCTTTACAGAATGAATTGATTGTACTTTAAAAACAGAAAAAGCCACCCCTTTTGAGAGTGGCTTTCCCTTATTTACTCACAGATTAGGGTAAAAATGTGAGGTCATAGCCGTAGACAAATACGTCACAGGTTGCGGCAATCGTTGTTCCCACGTTCACATACATAGTGGCGGGGTTAGAAATTGCAGTTGCGGCGTTTGTAGCGGCAGAGATTGTTACGTATGGACCGCCAGTGTTGCTAGTCAAAGCAGCGGTGGTCAATACGGTTGAACCTGTCTGAGATGGACCTGTGTACACGCCAACAGTGGCTGTCGCAATAGTGGTGGTAGCACCGCTAGAGTTCAAGCCATTGGTGATGATTACGCTTACAGGTACAAATTTGCTCACATCAACAACGACCATTGCTGTATCACCAGCAGCGGCTAAGTTAACGGATTGAGCAGAAGCAATCAAACGCAGAGCTTGGTTTGTGCCGAGCACTTGTGGGTGATTGCTGAGAGTGGTTGCTGGTCCTGGATTTGCCATGATTTTTTCCTTAAAAAGAGTTAATGATTAGGCGGCAACGCGGCAAGCCAACTCAGGGTACAGCGGGGCCCAGCCATACAACACATCCAAACGAGTCGGAATTGAATCGTTGTTAATGGTGTATTGACGAACCACACGCATTGACAGACCAATTTCCTTATCGCTTGCACGACCAGCAAAATGCACACCCTCTGGCAATTCCAGATCGGCTACTGCCAAACAGAACGCATTGCGGTGCATGATGATGTTTTGTGGGGAAACAGTACCAGTGTTGTTAAACGGTGTAACAGCAGATGCGCCAGCGTTTGTAACTGAAACGTTCTGGAACTGACCAGCAGTGATGACAGCAGGGCTGACAGTCACAGATGTAGTACCAGAAGTGGAAACTGTTACATCAGCGGTCACAACAAAGTTACGCAGTTTGTTTGAACCATAAGCCTGACGGTTTTGTGGGTTGACCGCATAGACGTTGGCAATCTGGATAACGTCACCTTGCTTCAAAGATGCGTTGGCAGTTGTAGCCGACAATGCGATGGTTGAAGTTGATGCCCAACCAGAAGTCAAAAAGCCTGTTGCAGTTGAAGTGTTGCAAGACAAAGTGGCGGTTGAATAAGAACCGAATGTCTGTGACACCACGTTCTGATCCATCTTCCAGTTCATGCCTGCGCTGTCACGACCCATCAAGCCCTTGCGATACTGCTCGCCAATGGCTTCTTGAGGCACAAACAGACCTTTCAAGCTGTCCACAATAGTGGCAGATGTAAAGGGTTCAACGATACATGAACGGCGACCATCGCGTGGTGCGCCCTCAGCATCAAGGTAAGCGGCAGCGGTCAGGTATGTAATCAAACCTGTGGGCGGTGTGCCAGCAGTACCAACGATGTTGGCGGTGTTGTTTTTAGCCATGACCAGACCATCACGGTCGATCTTGTTGGCAATAGCCGCCACAGCAGGCTTCAACACGCGATCGCTAAACATATCCAAGGACAAAGCCAAGTCTTGAGTTGTGAACTGTGTCATTCTGTTACTTCAGCTCTCCAGCTTACTGACCCTTTCGGGCGGTTCGACCTCTTCGGATCAAACTCATCGGCTTCGTTTCAAGTTATACCGATGTTCAGACTATCGCATCCCATTTCAGGGTTCTCTCACTTAGTCGTTCACGCTGCACAGTTGCCTTGCTTGCGCCCTGTCGCCCACTTCTGGGCTTCCAAGTCAATCAGAGAGAATTTTGCCAACCTGCTTAATGCAAGTATGTGGACATACCTTTATCCACATGGAACTGTGTGCTCAGTGTTACAGGAACGCTTGTCTCGTTGAAATCTTCAACGTTCAAAGCAGGGCCAGTAGTACCGATGAAACGACCAGGTCTACGGACGTTAACGGTGTTACCGATTTTTGCACCTACGACAGCGAATTGATCGTCATAGTTGCGGTCGACTTCCGATGTGAAAGTCAATTCGTTTTCCAAGACCATCAACGCTTCGTTGGTGATCTTAGAGATGGTTAGCAATTGATTAGCCATTTTATTTCTCCAAAAAGATTAGGTTTACCTGATCTTGCCTGTTCTGCGTTGGGCTTTCCACTGAGCATAAGTACCATGAAATTCGCCATCGCTGCCGATTGGTACATCTACTGGTGCAACCCCACCACGGATCGGGCTGATCGGTGCTGGTGCTCGACTTTTAACCACAGTCTCTTGTTTAGCAGTTGGCTTTACGGCTAACCGTTCTTCCAATTTCCCTATCTCTCTCAAGGCCGCTTTAGGCGACATACCAGCTATTTTCTTTGCGAGTTCATCATTTTCAGCTAGGTGGTACAGAACCTGTGGTCCTACATCACTCTCCAGAATTGCATCTCTAACATCATCATTCACGACAACATCACTAGATGCCACGATCTCATCAAAGTCTGGCAAAGATGCTTTGGCGGCTTGCACTTTTGTCGCCCAAGTCTCAATGACTTTTTGGCGTTCAACTGCTACCTTTTCCTCTGCATCCCGCCTATCTCGTTCCGCTAACGCCTTTTCTGTCGAATATTCCGCTAGGGCTTTCGCATACTCAAACGCGTCTTGGAACTGGCTTGGTTGCGGTTCTTCGTCTACGTCTTGCGCTTTTGGCGCTGTCGGTTTCTCAAGTGCCGCTAAACGTGCTTCTAATTCTTCCCTACGCTGACGTTCTTGTTGCGCTTCTTTACGCGCATCTTCACGTTGCTTGGTCAGATCAGAAAACCGTCTCTCAAGTTTCGGGTTCTGCTTCTTTTCCTCTGTGGGTTTAGCTTCTTCCTCTGCTGTAGGCTCACTCTGGTCTGTATCTGCTACTGGCTCAGTTGGAGTTTCCTCAACAACCGCCTCAGATGCTTCACGATCAGCTAAACCTAATCTTTGTGCATAAAAATCTGCTGCATTTTCGCTGGTCAATACTGACCCTGCTTCTTTTTCCAACATGAGTTACCTCAAGAATTAACCCAGTTGACCCAACTGGTAAGGTTTTGTGGTTTTTACCACGAAATCATTGTTGTGTCAATGGATTAGCACCAGAACTTATGTCAGTTTCGGCAAATCTCATCGACTCTTGTTGTTCACGGTCACGCTTGGCAATTTCTTGATTTAATCGAGCAGTATCCATGTGGTGCAAGAACAATTCCATGATGGCTTCAATCTCAATCTTGTTCTGGCTTGTCACAGCGCGGGTATTCTGGTCATTGACTTTGACCTCTGCCATTGTTTCGGTGTTGTGCGCCTTGGCGGTCTGGCGGAGCAATTCACGCTTAGTTTCGCTGTCTTGCTTGACTTGCTCAATATCCTGACGCTGTTTGATGACCATCTGCAATTGCTGTAACTGCTGTGCCATTTGTTCCATTTGTTGCTTGCTTTGTGCCAATTGCATCTGCACTTGCGGAGGAATTGGGCTTTTCTCGTCCACTTGTGACAGCGGATTCAGCGTAGCCAAGCGGTCGGCAATGGTGTCAGCGCCAGGGAAATCCATGTTGCGGAATATCAAGTCACCCGCAGTTTGCATCAAAGTCGGGTCAGCGCCCAACATCTGTATCATGGAATCTACGGCTTCTTGGCGTTTGCTGTTGTAGCCTGGTCCTGTCTCCATCACCACATCATATTCGCCAACAGTCACATCGTTCAGCACTTCGCCCACTGCTGTGCGTTCGTTTAGCGTCACCAAATCAGGCTTGCCATCGTCACCAATGATCCGCAAAACACGTTGTGAATCGTAAATCTTGGGTATCAAGTCCAGAATAATCTTGCCAGTGTGGGAAATTGATCGGGTCAGGTTGTCGTAATAATCAAAGTTTGTCAGGTCTACCTGTTGTTGCTGACCGTTCAATGCCTTGCCTGAGATATTGCCTGTGGGCATCTGATTAGGGTCAAAGATACCCATAATGGCAGACAAATCATCATTGATGACGCTTGCCGCGGTAATCACGCCAGCAGGCGGTGGCTCAGGTTGTAGGCGTTGTGGCGCTGGTGCAGGCTGTCCATCAATGTCGCGTTGCTTGTAGCGCAAATAGGATGTTGATTTGACGTTTGCTTGCGCCCACTCGTTCTCATGCCCCTCGTCTTGACCCTCTGCCATGATCCACTTGGCTTTTGGTGCAAGTGCGATGCTTTCGGTCAGGCTGGTCTGCCAGAAGTTATACATCCGCTGTGGGTCTTTGGCATTGCGAATCATGCCAAATTTCTTGCGCTTGTTGCCGATTACTACATGGCGACCATAGCAAGGGACAATTGGGATGTGGCGACCAGGCCAATCACGTTCCTCAATAATCTCAATGGCGGTCATCTTCTTCCACTTGATGGTTTTCTTAAAGCTAGCGCGTTCGTCAATGACCGTTAAGCCAGCCAATTCCAACCGTTGGAAAAAGTCCTTGCCATCAGCAAACTTCATTGTGCCATCTGACAAGTGATACAGCGTTGCCTTTTCCCGCACGGTATAGAAGTATTCGGCAATGCGTATATCTTCCTTAGTAATCCATTCTGATTGGCTGTCGCCTGTGCCGCGTTGGGTGAACGATGTGCCATCATCCAAATCAGGATACATCTGGCGAAACACCTCTTTCGGCATCATTGTGGTAATCAGGCACTTTTCAGCGTCTGAACCATCAGGTGCAATGGAATTAGGGTCAAAGTAAACAGTGAATGGGTTATCCACTGGTTCAATATAGATTTCCTGATCGAATGAATCCTCACGCACATACTTTGTAGTCACACGCCAATAACCCCAACCCATGCGGACAGCGTAATCAAAGGCGTTATCGTAGGCATGGTCGGCGTTACTATTGACCTCAATGTGTCTAACAACACCAGATATAACCTGTGCTACCTTGGCATCAGCTTCAGTATTGGTAGCGTGTACCTTAATGCGTGGGCGTTGCTGGCGCTGTTGGTTAGTAACTTGTCGGCAAAACGTATCCAGCTTATTAATGGTCAGAACTGGTCTTGACTCTAGATTGCGGGAGTTTTGCAGTTCAACAGGCCATTGGTCGCCATTGACAAACTTTAAGTCCTCCAAGGCTTCTTGGCGGTTCATTGTGTCGGCATCGTTGCTGAACTTCAGAAAGTCCACCGCTTCTTGAATAATCGGGTCGTAATCGTCCATTTAGCCCATCCAACTGTTTGCGCTGCCGTACATCGGCATCGGTTTGGGTTTCCTACGTTCTTTGGGTTCATTAATCATCAGACCAATGTACCTAAAGGCATCAGCACCATGCGAATACTGGTCATGCAACGGGTTGCGGCTGAACTGCTTTGTATCAGGGTCAACCTCATACCGATAATGACGCAGACATTGTAAGCCATCATAACAATTTTCTCTATCAAAATAACACGATCTAAAAATAGTTCTTGCGGCGTTAATGCTGTCAACCACTGGCGTTTTCTCAATGATGCGGGTTTTATGTCCCGCTGCCCTGACAATTTCCTCAATTGACCGACCATTTGCCGCCAGCGTCTTATTCTGTGCATCGTGCGGTAGCCACAGCGTGTCGTATACATAGCCAAACTTCTGCATCTCAGCTAAGTAATGGCTGATTGTCTGTTGATTATCTTCCATATACCTGATTAGGCGGGTTTCCATGCCAATGAATTGAATAAACCAAATGGCAGTTGCATCTGCCCATCCAAGGTCAAACACAGCGTGTACAGGTTTTGTGGCATCGTAAGGGACGCGGGTGATGCGGTTCTCCAACTCAGCCATCTGTACCTCCTTGGCAAAGATAGCCCCATCAACTGTTTGGCGGCAGAAACCCTCCCAGACCGTCCTGTGCGCTTCTGGATCACGCGCCTTTAGGCTTTCCATTTCCAGCTTTAATGTGTCAGGAAACCAAGGGTTGTCGTTCCAGTTAACCTTAGTCACCACCGCATTTTCTGGCTTGTGAACTACAAACCGTTGGTAAGTCTCGTCAGTTTCTAACTCAGGGTTGAATGTCACCCATATTTCGCTGTCTGGCTTACGGATGGTGGGGATCAGCACATTCCATGACAGTCTGGTCACTGAGGATGCCTCCTCAACCCAGCAAATATCTATACCCTCATAACTTTTTACGTTGGCTACATTGTTTTTTAGGCCAACAAAGCTGAATTCACTGCCGTTCTTGCCGCGTATGCTCGCTTGAGTAATCTCGTAGAACGTTTGCAAGCCAAGGTCAATGATCTGATCACATAGCAATTTGTGGACAGAATCCCGCATAGAAGTCATGTATTCCCGCGCACATAAGATTCGTAGCGGTTCTTTAGCAGCTTTGATTAATAAGGCTCGGGCGACCCCCCAAGATTTCGACCCACCGCGTCCACCAAACAGCACTCTAAAGCGCATTTTTGGCGGGTCAAATAAACACGCCAGCTTTACAGGAAATTGGGCGTTGCTAAAATCACTCACTTGGTTTGACAAATGTCACTTGGATGCCTTGCAACAACGGTGCGCCCTCTGCGCCTGTGATCTCCTGCTTTGTGCTTTCCCGATACTTCTTCGGAAACCTTGCAGCCATTGATCTTGACCAGATTGATGCGTTCAGCTTGTCGCTTTCCCTGTTCTCGACCATGTGGGTTTGACCAATTGTTTCCCACCAATCAAGTTCTAATTCCTTTGCATATTCCAAGGCGTGCAGAAAATCCTCGTGCTTATCTCTCCAATCGAATAAGACCCTAGTAGAAACCCCTAGATTTGCGGCTATTTGCTCAATGGATTTACCAATGCGACCAAGTTCTATCGCCCTCTCGCAAAATGCAGAGTCGTATTTGCTTGGTCTGCCAACTGGACGCTTTTCTTCGGTCATTTCTTTGCGGTCTTAGCCGACTCCTTAAATGCTTTTGCGGTTGGTGCGCCCTTTGTGCCAGGCGTTCTCATCTTTTCCACAGGCTTGCCCTCTGCCTTTTCACGGGCGATACGTTCCTGTTTTTTGTGAATATTGGCATAAAGTCCAGGTTTAGTAGCCATGTTAACAATTCCAATTCTTTAGTGATGCTTTGGCGCGTTCTGCTGGTCCTTTGGCGTTTTTTACCACGCCCTCCATTCGCGCACAAAATGATGCTTTGCGTCCCTCGTCCTTTTTGGTCTTGGGGTTTGGCGCTGGCGGCTTGAGATTGCTGCCGTTCTTTGCGTTGTACTCAGCACGACCCTTAGCGGTCATTCCTGCACCCTTTTCTGTTGGGTTGTAGGTTTTTCCTTTGCCTGTTGTTTTGTGCTCAATAGGTTTGTCGTGCTTCTTCATTTCTTCTTAGCCTTGGCTTTTTCAGCTTCACGCTTAACAGCGTAAGCAATAGCCACGGCCTGCTTTATAGGCTTACCAGTTTTCATCTCAATCTTGATGTTTTTCTCAAACGCTTTCGGGCTGGTCGACTTTTTCAGCATCGTCTTTCTCCAGTTCAGCCAGCGTCCACTGGCATTGTTGCAACGCACCATTGATCTGGTGTAACTGTTGTTCCAACTCGCGGCCTTTTGCCATCAAGTCGTTGATTCTGATTTGGATGGTTTCTTTCATGATTCCTCAACAATAGCACAAATGTCAGCTTCTTGGATGATTTGGTAGTCCTGTCCGTCAATGCGGTGGGTAGGCCAGTTCAAATAATCCCCATTGCCATATTTAATAAAGTCGCCCACTGATGCCTGATCCACTTCTGGACCAACCGCCACAATAGTACCCTCATTAAATGACTCTTTGTTGTTTACCCAAATTATGTCGCTAAGTATGCGAACCTCTGGCTTGACAACAACTCGATCACGCAGCGGTCGTATCATTTTTGACCTTTCTGGTATATTTGCGTTTTTCCATAGCGTAAATGGGCAAATCTAATACAACATCTTTTGTTGTGTATTCGCCACACCACTCATTTGCGTGTCTATTTTGGTAGGTCGGAAACCTACGACACTGCCCCATTACTTCCGTATTTAGAAAGTGGCAACAGGACTTACAATCCCCATTAGGCATTTCAACTCCTTTTTAGTTGTTTTGCTTAGTGGCGCTAGGGCTTTGACCCCTAGTTGCCACGCTTATTTGTCTTGTGCGTGTTCGTAACGCTTGTGCTCATAACAAGTGGCTTCGCTTGTGCCACCTTTCATTTCGCCTTTGCGTCCATCGTGCATACCCATGTGGCTGGCTTCACGCATACCAATGCCATCAGCCATTCCCATGCCGACACCACCTTGGATTTTCATTTTGCGTTCGCCGCTAGTGTCGCTGCTGGTCGCGCCTTTGGGTGGTGTTGCGCCTGTCATAGACTTAGCACCGCCGTATTCACGATCCATTTTAGGAACGCTAACTTTCTTTTCACCAGTCATATCAGAGCTGATTGCTGATGGAATTTTCTTTGCTTCGTAGCCCATTTTCTTTTCCTTGCAAGGTTAATGGAAATGCCATTTTATATGAAATTTGTGTTTGTCAACATCACTTCTGATAAAAATCTAAAAAAATGAAAATTGCTAACAATCCACCAATTCCAATAAATGCGCCCAATACTAACAAAATTATTGTATCAATCATGTGTTCTTCTCCTTGAGTTTGGCTTCAACCTTTTCAATCAACAACGCATAACAAGTTATTGGAACATATCTATCATAAAGTTCATTAAATTCATCATCAGTCAGCCCTACCCATGTGCGCTGTGGTGGTTGGTTATGAACAGGTTCATGTTCCATGATCTGCCGCTTTCGATTAAATGTACTCATATCAACTCCATTTGTTTGGGTTTAATACACCATTCGCGTTCTGCTCGACCTGATTTTGATTTTGTGTTGTTGCCAGTTAACTCTATTTCGTTAACCCGCGCCAACTCAGGCAACCGCCTAGCTACTTGATTGCCATCAAGCCCTGTTGCCGCAGCTATGCCATCTTTGCCCATAGCGCCACTTTTAAGTGCTTCCACAATGGCTTTGTGGTGTTTGCTTGCCAAGTCTTTAGCTTGGTCAGCCGCTTCAAATGAAGTTATTGGGTCTGTTGCCCTGACCCTTGGAAATGCAAGGTCAGGAAACCAAATTTCTTTAAGTAAACTCATGATTAAAACGGTATGTCATCAGGCATATCATCAAAACCCATCTTGCGTGGCTTTTGTGCTGGCGCTTCTAGTTCATAGCAGTTTGCCCAACCTGTCCAACCACCATCCACCAAGGGAATTGTGTCTAGCTTGATTTTTAGGTTTTCACCGTCCTCAAACAAGCTGCCAATGGTTTGGTAACGTTTCTTTTCTTGTCCGTCTTTGTTGGTGTAAGTGCCAGTAATGACAACTAGGTTTTTGATTTTCTTCATGTTACGCTTTCAGTTTGTTAAGTTGCATAATCTTGTATTCAACGTCAAATAAGAAATTGATTACCTCTTTTTCAAGTTGTCCGACATAAATCGGGTCATATTCCACCCGCTTGATAAATAACTGTAAGCCCTCGTCCATGCGTGGATCAAAACTTACAAAGTCGCACCATTGCCGTTGTGTACATGAAAGCTGCCACTGAATTTGCGTTATGTACTTAGTCGGCACGATTTGGGTTAACAGCGTTTCAATGTGTGTGGCAGTGTTGGGGCATTTAATTTCAACCAATCCAAACTCACCCACCAAGCCATCAGGAGATGCACCAGCCATCGCAATGGTCGGATGCACAGCAAACCCTAACTCGTCTACTAAAACGTCTTTGGCGGCTTCGTAGGCGGCTCTGGCAAAGGGTTCTTGATCTGTACCCCACTGCATTGCCGCATTTGAATAAGATTCAGCAGGCTTACCTGTCATGCGTTCACAAACCAATTGCGCTAAGTAATTCTCGCGGCTAGTGCTGTAACCTGTTTTGGTCTTGGCAATAATGTCTGCCACGCGGCTGGCGGTGACTTTGCCGCATCGAGCAGCAAACCATTCTTCTGTACGTTGTTCCATTATTTAGCCCCCAACAATGCTTTTTTGGCATCTTTCTTAGCCATGACTTGCTTTTGCCAAACTGGGTCGCTATTGGCGGCGGCGTAAGCGGCTTTGTAGGATTTTTGCAATTCTTCTAGTGTGTTGGTTTCGTCCATTGCCGCCATTAGGTCAAGAATCTGGTTTTCATTAACAATGGATTTAATTTCAGTTTTGCGGCTGGCGCTGTTGCCATCGTCATCTTCTGGGGCAATACCGCAGGCAGCCATCAGGCTATACCGCCTGGCATAAGTCAATGCCGAACCGTAACCCTGTGGGTCTTGTTTGCTTGCGGGAACGTGCAAGATGCCGCACTCAAGCATTTCGCCAGATTCATGCACAAACATGGTTTCCACCATTACGCCATTGGCGCAGTCATAGCATTTCTGGATTAACGCTATGCCGTTGTCGTTTAGGCCAGTGATTACGGCTTCTACGCAAGCTGACAGGTCGGCATAACGTGATTTGAAGTGTGGGTTAGTTGAGGATTTCAATGCTGGACCAAAGGCTTTCTGAGCCTTGACCAACGCTGTCGAAATTTTCTGCATCATGCTCTCCAATATAAAACGTCAAGAATTACCACAATAATGGCGACTACGGATACAACATATAAAGCAACTTGCGCCCAATCTGTTGGTTTTTTATAAGTTTCGATTTCAAACATAGTCAGCACTTTCATAAAGACTTTTAGGGGCAAATTCACGTTCCAATTCAGCTATTGCGGTTGCTGACATTACGCCTGATATATCGGCAGTACCAAGGTAACAGTGCCAAAGGTTGCCAGTTACAGGGCAAAAATAACAGTCAACAGGGACTGCCATATCGCCGTGTTCAATAGAAAGATGCTCAAGACCTTGGTCGATCATGATTCTTGCGTCTACAAAGGGGAGGGTATCTATGTGTCTCATGGTTGTTCCTTTAATAATCTTCGCCTGCGCGAGCTGGTTGTGCGCCAAGAAATTGAGAGTTGTAAGAAGCGTTATGCTGCCAAGGAGTTGTTAAGAACCCTTGCAAGTTTTCAATTGTGTGTTTGCGTTTAAGCCAAACAGATTGTTGTTTAACACCGTTTGGTTTTGTAATGACAATAATTACGCTACCACCAAAGCGGCCATCAAAAACTTGATGATTTGGCAATGCTTTAATTGCATCAATTAATTGCTGTTCTTCTTGCGTCATTTTGATTTCCTTAAAGACCCTATGCGTTGTGCTGGGGAATGGATGTATTGTTAAGCAAACTTAACCACAGGTCAAGCACTTTTTGCAATTATTTTCTAGGGACAAACCCTAATGTTGTTATTTTGTTAATCTAGCTTTACAATTTACCCATGACAAAACAACAATTAATCCAATTGGCAGGCTCACAGACTGAGCTTGCTAGGCTTTTGGGCATTAATAGGGCGGCTGTTTGCCAATGGACAACAGTGCCTGAGTTGAGATTGCGCCAGCTTAGGGACTTGAAACCTGAGTGGTTTTTAGTGTAAGATTGTTTGAAACACGGCTAGGCAAGGATTGATCCCCTTGTCGAAAAGAGAACCCACCCCTCCTGCCGAGGTTTCTTTTTGGGTGGATCATTAGGGCGTGGGAATGCACTTTTACCAATTTCATATTGGCGACTACAAGTCGCACACACATCATCTTTCACCATTAGAGGACTTGGCATATCGCAGGCTTCTAGATCATTACTATCTTCATGAAGCATCAATCAGACAGCGTGATATTGCTAGGCAGATTGGTTTGCGTGAATATGAACAGGAAGTTTTGACAGTATTGGATGAGTTTTTTGTATCAACAGAAAAAGGGTTTATAAATCCACGCGCTGACGAAGAAATAGCCAAATACCGCAAATTTTCAGAAGATGGCAAAAAAGGTGCGGCAAAGCGTTGGCATAAGGATAGCAATGGGGAGGCTATTAGCCCCCCTAATGCGACCCCAATAGCAACCAATAACCAAGAACCAATAACCAATAACCATAAACCAATAAAAGAAAGAGCAACTATCGTTGCTACGCCTGACGGCGTTTCACAATCTGTTTGGGATGATTTCAAAACTTTAAGAAAAGCAAAAAAAGCACCAATAACTCAACGAGCCATTGATGGCATCATTGCCGAAGCAGGCAAAGCAGGCTGGTCATTGGAACAGGCTTTAACTGAATGTTGTGTTCGTGGATGGCAGGCATTTAAAGCAGAATGGGTTGCTAAACCTGTTAACAAGTTTGATGTTGTGCATACCACCGTACCATCTAGATCAGAACGTGATCCAGCATTGACTAAACTTGATGAGGACAGAAAAAAAAGTGTGCCGCCGAATCCTGAGATATTGGCAAGAATTAAATTGTTGAAAAGTTAATCATGAAATATCTCAGCGTTTGTTCTGGCATTGAAGCAGCAACAGTAGCTTGGCATCCGCTTGGTTGGAAAGCTGTGGCTTATTCTGAAATTGAGAAATTCCCATCTGAAGTGCTTGCACATCATTACCCAAACACGCCAAATGTTGGCGATATGACCAAATTTAAGGAGTGGAATCTTGAATCAAATGTTGATCTTTTCGTTGGAGGAACTCCCTGTCAGTCATTCTCAGTCGCAGGACTTAGAAAAGGATTGGATGACCCTCGTGGCAACCTCATGCTTACCTATCTTGCCATTGCTGACAAATATCGGCCCCGATGGTTGGTCTGGGAGAACGTCCCTGGCGTTTTGTCATCTAACGGAGGAAAAGACTTTGGAACATTCCTCGGAGGGTTGGGGGAACTCGGGTATGGGTTCGCCTACCGCGTTCTTGACGCTCAATACTTTGGAGTGGCCCAAAGACGCAGACGTGTGTTCGTTATCGGATACCTTGGAGACTGGCGACCTGCCGCAGCGGTACTTTTTGAGCGCCACAGCTTGTCAGGGAATCCTGCGCCGAGCAGAGAAAAGAGGGAAGACCCTGCCAAGTGCCTTACACGAGGCGCTGGCCAACGTTACGATTTTGAAACAGAAGATTTGATTCCATCTTATGGCATACCTGGCAATTGGATAGGCCGCAAGCCTGAGAATGGCGGCAATGCCACAGAGCCAATGCATGACATTGCGCCATGTTTAACCAAAACTGATCAGCATGGAGTAGCGCAACCTATTGGATTTGACGCATACAACAATGATATTACTGGTGAAGTTAGTAAAACAATTGATATTGGATCAGATTACCATCATGTGCCAAATCTTTGGCAGGGAATGGCAGTACGCAGATTAACCCCCGTGGAATGTGAGAGATTGCAGGGCTTTGGCGATAATTACACCGACATTCAATCTAAAGGCAAACCCACGCCAGATGGACCTCGATATAAAGCCCTTGGTAATAGCATGGCAGTGCCTGTAATGCGTTGGATAGGTAAAAGAATACAAAAATTTGAGGAAATGAAATGAATGAAGAACACAGACAAATCGCAAACTCAATCCTCTCTCGACTTAAAGACGGTGAAGAATTTAGCCGATCTACCGTTGACCAGGCGCTTAGAGATACAGGAGACATTGCGCCAGATGGAAGCAAAGGATTGGATCAAGAGATACAACAAGAAATTGACGGAGGATGGGAAACTGGTTGCATTAGCATGGTGGCAGCAAGTCTCATCCGACTTAGTGAAAAAGCGTGGGAAGAAAGCCGTAGAAGAATTACGGAGGCTTATGAATGAGATACGCTAAACGTGTGGATGCAAATCAAGATGCCATTGTTGCCGCTTTGCGAGCCGCTGGCGCTTATGTTTGGATTATTGGCTTACCAGTTGACCTTTTGGTGGGTTACAAGAACCACAGTTACCTTATGGAAATAAAACGGGATGTCAAAGCCCCTATGACAGCCCTACAACGCGATTTTTTTGAAAATTGGATTGGTGGTACGTTGTGCCGTGTTGACAGCCCTGACGCGGCTTTACGGATGATTGGAGTGTTGAAATGAAACCAGAAGAAGCTACCCAAGCAATTAGGGACAAAGCCCCACATTATGGGGACGCTAAAGCACAGCGTGTTTATCTTGAGGAATTCCGCAAATCAAAGAAAGCTATGCTGATGCGGGACGCCCTACTAAACGGAATAGATGCCGCCAGCCACCAAGAACGTGAAGCATATTCCAATCCAGAATATTTAACCGTTATCAAAGGTTTAGCCGAAGCGGTCGAAAAAGAAGAAACATTACGTTGGGAAATAGAAAGTTACCGACTTGAAGTGGAAATCTGGCGCACCCGTGAAGCTACAAATCGTATGCAAGATAGGTCGCATCAATGAAATGTCCTGAGTGCAATGAAAAAGCCAAGCCACTAGAAACTAGAACAAGGGATGATGGACTTGTTCGCAGGCGCTACCAATGCCCACAAGAACACAAATTCACCACACTGGAAGCTTTAGTCGATGATTCCGAAACACAATTACATAAGAAGCAAAAAACTATTAAAACTCGCGGCAGGGCTGGATTGTCAACACTGTGGTTCAGCGTCAATGGTTCAAGCAGCACATAGCAATTGGGGCGGTGGTAAGGGGCGTGGCATCAAGTGTGATGACAATCTGATAGCTGCCCTATGCCAAAACTGCCACTATGAAATTGACCAAGGCAAGAATCTAACCAAAGGTGAACGTCAATCAATATGGCAAGCCGCCCACAAAAAAACAGTTAGCTTGCTGTTAGATCGTGGCGAATGGCCTGCCGATGTGCCAATGCCTTAATATTTCCTCATGTTAGGCAATGGGGCTGATTTTTGATTGGCTTCATGTGAACGCGGTGGGTGGGCGTGTGCCATATCAGTTTTTTCGTGTTTTTTTAATTCTTTTTCTAATGCCGCCACTTTGCGAGCTTCTTTCTTATACTCACGTTCAATAGTGTATTCTTTAGCTTCATGTTGCTTAGATTCACCACGTGTAATTTTAAAATTAGTTGCCATGACTACTCCTGATTTGTCATAAACTAAGCATACCATTTTGGTGGCGATTGTGCCAAATTTTTTTTTAGGAGCATTTCATGTACAAAGTAATTATTGACCTTGGCGATTGGTCTTGGGACGAAGAGCAAAAATTGACTATTGAAACAAGTGATTTTGACAAAGCACTCATCATTCAAGAATTCGTTGAGTTCCAAAAAGATCACGGTTGGGCTGCCGACTATGACTTAGTTGAAGACTACGAAGAAGACGAAGAAGAAGACGAAGCAGAAGATGCTCAGTGCGATGAAGAAGTAGAAGACGAAGTTGCTGAGTATGCTGTCGGCGACATCGTTGAAGATGACGATGGACTTGTATGGGAACTGGTGGGCTGATATACTAGCCATGCAGTTGCTAATTGCAGGGGGCTTAATTGCCCCCTTTTTTTATTCGCTATTCGCAAATACCAAATCAAATATCGTGATCTGCCTCTACATCCCTTGCCAGCTGTCTCCAGTCAAGGCTTCGGGTATACAGTGTATATATACGTTCATCGCTTAATGGTTCAGTTCTGCGCTGAAGTTTACTGTTAGCCATTGCCAAGGCAAGCTGTGTCTCTTGCAGTATTGTGTGCAATTCTTTAATTTCAGATCGAAGATAAGTAACTAGATCAGACATTGTGAATCTTCCCTCTAAACTCAATCTGACCATTTGCCCATGTATGCACTAACTCAGGCCATAACAAACGTCCATCATGGAATGTTAAAATAGCAAATCCTGATCGCCAATTGGTAGGTGACAGTTCCAGATAATTCTCAAACTGTGGTCCTGTGGGTTCAGCTAAAGTGCCTGTGTCCACGCCAAACCTTGTGCCGTGATAATCATCAAAAGGTGTCACTTTAAGGCTGTGTAGATGCCCTGTAACGATGCTTACGCCAGCATTGACTGTGTTGTTGTGGGTTGCGTGTACGCCGCCTTTCCAACGATGTTTAACAATGGTATTGTCAGTAGGCCAACAAGCCCAACAAGGTGTCCAAGCAGGGAAATGGTCTTTTAAACTAAACCCTTTGATAAATTCATATTGCGGTGCATTTGCCGCCAGACGGTTTTCAAACCTAGCGTCATGGTTGCCAAGTGTCCAGATCAAATGCATATTGTGTCGTGTCTTTTTGGCTACATCCTCAATCTCACCCATTGCTATTTCACAGGCTTTAAGTTCCTGTATTACAGATGGTGTGGAATCCCAACCAATTCTTGGATAGCGAGAAATACTAGCGCCATCAAAAATATCCCCATTGGCAATAACTGAATTGGGTCTAAATTCTTTAATAGCCCATAAAAGTCCTTTAAATGCCGTAGTATGTATACCAGGCCAAAAATGAGCATCACTAAAAACAATAACAGTGCCATTTAACATCCCCAAGTCTTTACGGGCTGCGCTAGGTTTTGTAGATATATTTTGTACAGGTTTTTTTGCTTCTAATGATTCACCATATTTGATCTCTAAAGCCCTGCGTCTACGAGAAATATTTCTGATATTCATCCCAGTAGCCGCCGCCATGTCAGTTGCTGACTGATACTGTTTCCACAATTCGAGGAATTCTTGGTCAAGCAGTTTCATATATGCACCTTGTTAAGTTGGGTGTATTACCACACATATATGTGACAATTTAATTTAAGAATATGTCCTAGTGCCTTGTTTATCAATGATTAATGCCATTTTTCGTGGTTCTGCATTTTCAACGTTGGGAATTGACACATGAGTCCAACGATCAAATTCTCTAATTACTTGGTCATACTGCAAATCAGAATTGATAATTGCTTGCACCACTTCATCAGGGGTCATGTTTGGCACACGAATATCTGCCGCACAACCGCGTCTGTGTTGGCTTGTGTCCTTAGAACCGACCGCAGCATTGACTTGCTCAGACCTGAAAGCTGAATTCACCATGATTGCTTTACCACCTAGAAGTTTCTTTACTTCTTCCAAAAATAAACTTAGACGTTTCAGATTAGCTAATTCTTGTTCATTAGGCGTATTGTCAAACTCACGGTGGTCAGTGAACGTCAATTCTTCAAGGGTAAAGTGCAGAGTTAAATTCATGGTGTAGGGCTTGATTTGTGAAGAAGCTGATCCTTGGCTTGGCTACCCGCAGAAGATCCAAAATAGAAAGCAATAATGCCCGTCCATGCCGTACCTAGTGACCCAAGCATCAGCATCAGTGCATCAGATGTTTTAAAGTGTTCGGTCATTAAACCAACCAAAATACCAAAGAATCCAATGGTGACAGCAATAGCCATGATGCCAGGTATCCAAGATTGAGTAGTGGATTGCATTTGTCTGGCAGACTTGCGATCATCAACAGCTATCTTTTCAAAGTCCAGCCCCATCTCTTGTGCTCGAGCCGCCATAGCTATCTCAGCGGTCTTAATTTGGGCTATCTGGTCAGCGGTTAACTTACCTTCGGCAATGGTCTTATTAACGTCTTTAGGGTCGATTCCAACAGCTTTAGATATTGCGTCAACAGCAAGTCCAGCCAATGGACCGCCTAAAGCAGTGGCGATAGTAGGTGCAATTTGTTTTAGCCAATCCATCATTTTTCCTTTGCTTGGTCAATTAACTTTTGTACTTGCTTTTGTTGGTGTTGTGTCTCATGTTTTGCTTCAAGAATATCCATGTACATCATCCCCATCACTGGCAATATGATGACAAAAACAAAGCACATCACAACTAATCCAATTAAAAACCCCATCGAACTTTCCTGTCCAGAACTATCAGATACGCCATTAGATACAGGTACAGAATAACCACCGTAGTCGCTATTAGATACAGAGCCTTGTCTTGCAGTGCGCTTATCATTTGCTTTCGTTGCCATTGTTTAAGCCTTTCACGCTGCTGTTGCTCTGCTTCTGCTTGTTCCTGTTCTTCTTGAATTACTTTTCGCATTTCAATGAAATCTGTATATATTGCACCCAACTCAGGTGGGCTTTGATATATCAGCGTTTCTCTTAACTCAACCTCCATTTGCGCCATTCTTCTTTGCGCTAAAACCCTGTCTAACGCCTGTTGATTTAATGACGCAGTTTTAGGTTTCTTTTCTTCTTCTTTGACAACCTTGGTTAAGGTTTCTTGTGCAGTAAAGAATTTACCCAAGTGACCACTGATGTCTTGGATAACATCAACCACTTCAGCACCCGTGGCTTTGTATTCTTTATAAAGAGCACAACCTTGTTTGATATATCCAACAGCCGTACTTGCCATTGCAATAAGAGTGATTGGATCAATTTCTTACCCCTTATGTAGCCAATTGGTTAAATATCCAGCAATGCTAGATATGGCAGACACAACCGCCATACCCATCCAGAACCCGCCTTTAGATTGGTTTGCCAACTCTAATAGCCTGTCCATGCTAGTTTCTAGCTTGTCTATTTTGGCTTCCAAAGATTCAACTTTTTGCCAAAGCACACCATATTTGACGGGATCAATTTCCATGATTAGGTTTTCATGATGTAGGCCAAAGAATAGTACAAAGGCAAGTTTGTACCCGCAGAACTGGTTACAGATGACGTAAAGCCGCCATTACTACCAACTGAATACGATGTGCCTGCACCAACAATAAACCTATCACGCAAATCAGGTGTACCGTTAGAACCATTACACAAAACATAACCAGATGGAATTGATCCTATTGAGCCTGACCACGCAATGATGCCGCCAGACGGAACAACAGTAGCAGATGCAATACTTGACGGTATGCCATATAAATTGTCGTAAGTCTGGATCACAGAATTTGATGAATCAGCTAAAACAAATTTGTAAGAATAACTAGAGTTCAACCAGATTTCTTGCGGTGGACGACCATCAGTGCCAAGCTGAATAGGATTGGTATTCAACGATGCCCCTGCGGAGTCCGTATAGGTCGCTAGGGGCGTTGTTGAGCCTGCTTGGTAAGTGTAGATGTAACCGCCATTTAATGGCAGTCCAGTGGTTGTAAAGAACTGGAATCCGTTACCAATTGGTGAAAGTAGATATGCCATTATTTTTTCCCTACATTAGAAAGTTTTGTACTTTTTTGGGCTGATTCTTTTAACGCTTTTTGTGCTTTTTCAGCTTCAATTTTTGCAGTTCTTGATGCTAATGCCGCTTGGCCTTTTTCGCCAGCTTTTCCACCAATATACCCACCAACTGCCGCACCTGTTGGACCAGCAATAAAACCGCCAGCCGTTGCACCAGCGGTCATGCCTGCTTTTGGCAAATTGCCCTCTATGATTCCAAGCCTTCTTTGTTGCAAACCTGCGCCTTCGTAAGGGTGGATGCCTGGCATCAAATGACCCGCATAATTCAAAACATGAAAATTTTTAATTTCCTCTGGTGGAAAAGTCTCAAGAATTTTTTGTCCAATAACTGAATTCAAAACATTGTTGACTGAGTTTTGATTCCATACGCCAGTTTTGGTTGCGCCTGCTTTTTGAATTTCTCTAGCCAAAGCGCCATCAATTTCTGCCCTTGCCGCTGCCGCAGATTGGCGCAGTTCATCTGGCACGGGTGGCAAGCCTTCAGGTGCATTTCTGATTGTGCCATTTGCAAGGCTGTCTAAAGTATCTCTAATGTTTCGCCATTGATCTAAACGCAAATTGTTTAGCTTAGTAGGAATTTTTTCTGCGGGTGTTTTTGACCTTGTGATGCCATTTTGATCAACTTCACCAAAAAGGTTTTCGATGCCTGGGGCTTCTAAAATATTTTTTTCAATCTGATGCACCTTATCACCCAACTTATAAAGCGCTGGGTCTGCATTAGCGGCAATATCTTTGTCAATCATTCGATTAATTTCAGAAATTGCCCTTGCCTTTGCTGGCGACCAAATACCATTTAGGCTCTTTCTAACAGCATCATAAGCAGCCACAGAACCCGCAGGCGCTACCGTGTTGTCAGGTAATCTAAATCCTGTTGTTTTTGCAAGTTGGATCAGGTCTTTTGCGCCATTTAATATGTCAGACGTACCCTCAGCTTTAAAGGTTGCTTGCGTTTGCGGATCAGCAAACAAATTATCAATATGTGATGTTGTAATGGGATTGTTGCCCATTTTGTTAAATGCGTCTTTGTAAATTTCTTGTTTGGTTTGGTTTAAATAACCTTTCAAACTTGCACTTCCAATGTCATCAGGCGCAGTGCCAAAAAATATATCGTTAATTCGATTGCCGCGTTGTTCATCATTAATAAGAGTTGGTGATGCGCCAGTAGCATCAACACGATCTTGGGCAAATCTGGACAAAGCGTTTTGTTCGTTTGCAATTTGTTGCTTGTAAATTAAACCCTCTGGTGTGTCTAATTTGGCTTTTGTATGTTCATCGCGCAAAATGTTTTCGTTGCCCGTGATAACACCAGGGCGTACCGAATCTGGCATCACTTGTTGAACAATTTGCGCCCTTAATGCTTGTTCATTAGGCGATACATCAGTTGGTGTTTTTGAAAGTTTTATTTGAGGAAACTGCCCTCTTGCTGTTTCTTCACCAGTCAATTGCCCTGTATAAGGATTTAATTCTGTGCCAGCCGCACCTACACTGCTTGCCGTTGGCTTGGCAACTGCTGGTTTAGCGCTTACTGCCCCTATTTCAGTTGAAGTTGGAACTCTTTCAAATGTGACTTCTGGCAAACGAGCTTTAATGCCTTGTGTAATTTGTTTAGTAGCAGAACCAATAGTTGGTTGCAAAGCCGCTAATTCGGGAGTTATTGCAGGCGGCAATTTTGATGCTTCAAATGCTTTTTGTAATCCTGATAATACATTTTGCGCGGTAGGAGTTGTAATGTCAGGAGTCAATCCTTGTTGAACTTCTTCCGCTTTTTGTGCGCCTAATCTTATGCCTTCAGGTGTCCCAAGTTTTCCTGATTGGATTGTTTCAATAATGCCAGCCGTTGGACCAGCAACCGCGCCTATTGGCGCACCAATTAATGTTCCACCAATTTCATAAGCTGGTCGCACCAATTGTTGAACGGCTTTTCGTGCATCAAAAACTTGTTTTAATGCTTGCCCAACTACTGTTTGTGGCTGGATTAAATTTTGTGGTGTTAATTTTTTACCCACAACTTTTCCACTGACTTCATCTAATGGGTTATATCCCTCGTAAGAACCACGACCAGCATTAGCAGTGCTTGTTTGCGTTACATCAGTTGTGCTTGGTGATTCAGTTGCATCCCATAAGTCTGCAAAATTACCACTTTGCAAAGGTTGAGTAGTTTTCGGTTGCGTAGTTTGTGGTTGTTGTGTAACTTGTGTAGATTTAACTTTTTTGCCGAATCCAAGTTCACGATTTAATGCGTCCACATCCGCTTGAAATCTCATTTTTGCTTGCGGATCAATAGCTGAAGACAGTCGTTTTTGTGCGTCTAACAATTCGTTTTGCAATATTGCAGTCCGAGTTTGTTCACGATCACCTTGACCACCAGTTGTTTTAGCAACAGGTTCATCCCATAATTCAGCTAAAGTAGGCATTATCTTAATACTCCTAATCTTCTAGCTTTTTGTACCATATCTGATATTTGTTTTTGTTCAGCAAGCGACATTGATTTACGCAATTTTTGTACATCTTCTCTAGTCATTTCTTGGAAAATGCGTGGATCAGAAATTGAATCAAATTCTTGTTTGCGTTGAGCATATTGTGCAGCATCATTTTGTGCAGGGCTTAAATAATTAGACCTTGCCAATCTCATTTTTTCTATGCCTGTCAATTGGTCAACAACTTTTGCGATACCTTCTTTGCTCATCTTATTATTAGGATTTGCAAATTGCGCCAAAGCCCTAGCCGCATCAGTGTTACCACCAGCCAATTGCAACAATGCAGAGTTTTTCATCAATTCATCAGTAGATGCGGTTTCTAGCTTACCAACATCCATGCCTAACATTTGTGCAAAACTAGCAACCATTTGTCTGCGTTCAGCAGTTGGGCCAGTAAATGCGTCAGGCGCAAGTTTTTTGATGTTTTGTAATACGCCAATTCTTGCTGGCGCATCTTTAGCTTCTGCCATAGTCCTAGGCAAATCTTCACCAATCACGTTTGCACCCGCTGTTAATGTTGCTGTTTGTGCTGGTGTAAGACCCGTAGTTAAAGGTGGCGTATTACCACCAGCAGGACCAATTAAACGTTTTTGACCAGTAGCAGGGTCAATAACTTCTTGCGTTGGTGGCAATTGCTGAATGTATGCAGTGCCAGGCAAAACTGTACCAGGCACATAAGGACCAAATTGAGATGTGGAAACAACCCCACCACCAGCACCTGTGTTGATTGAAACACCGCTAGGCTGCATTGCTGTTAATCTTGCACCTTGATCTAAAGTTGACAACAATTTATCTTTTAAAAATTGTCTTGTATTTGCAGGATTTTTTGTTTGTTCTAAATATGGTTGGATAAGTTGATCTGCTTGTTCTTTTGGGATACCCAAAGAATTAGCTTGCTCATCACCATAATTTTTTATCAATTTTTCTAATTCTTGAGGATTAACTGCTTTGGGATTTTGTTCGGCAGCAATTATTAAAGGATGATTGATTAAAGGTGTCAACCGATTTGCAATACCAATAACTTTTTTATTGGCAAAATCCATTTGCATACTTTGAGTTGATATACCTGCTTGAGCAGCTTTTTCGGCAGATTCAGTAATTCTGCTTGGTGCAGTTTCTTCTGAAACTTTTGTTTCGGCAGCTTTACCTCTAACTTCTAAAGGAGTTAATTGTTGTAACCGAGATAAATTTGTTCTTGCCGCTTCTAACTGAACAGGGTTTAACTGTTGCGCTTGTTGATATTGTTGTACACCGCCTGCCAAATTGACCATTTCAGCCAATGACATGGGTTGCGGTGTTCTTGCTTGCGCGGCTACTGGTGCGTAATCTGCCATGATTATTGTCCTATTGCGTTGTAGGCGTTCATAAAATTACTACCGCTTGTAGGTGATGATGATATTGGATTTCGTTGCCCAAGTAACTGAGACAACATATAAGCGTTGCCTGCGCCTTGTACGCCACTGCCAAGTGCATTACCCATTGCAACTTGTCCAGCACCCAAAGCAGAACCAACATTAGAAATTGCACCACCTACGCCTTGTGCAGTTTGTCCAGAAAGCTGACCAGTTTGACCAAGTGATGTTTGACCCAAACCAGCAATAGACGCTAGTGAGTTGTAAATGTTGCCACGTTGGGTTTGGTAACGATTAAAAGCGTTTTGATATTCTTGGCTTGCTTGGCCTTGTGTATAGTCTTGCATACCCCTTAAAGCATTACCGCCAATCAAACCACCACCTAAATTGGCGGCACGTTGGTTAGCCATTTGACCTTGTTGCAGTCGGAAAGCGTAGCCAGGGTCCATGCCTTGCTGAAATTGCTCAGGACCAAACTGTTGGGTTAAATACGGTTTCATGCCGCTTATGTCTGACAAAGCAGAATAACCAGTTTCCCTATATGGGGCTTGTTGTTGGTTCTGAATGTCAAACATTTGCTTTTGCAATTCAGCAGATTGCCGCGCTGCATTAGCTTGGGTTTGTGCGCCCCTTTCTGCGGATTTACCAGACAAATAGCCGCCTAAAAGTGCACCACCACCAGTAATTAATGCTGCTGTTACAAAACTCATGTCATTCCCCTTTAATTTCTAAAACTTTCAATTTGTTATTAGAGTCAAACAAAGAAAGTTCATCAGGCTCAATCAAATCTTTTTCAATTTCATCCAAGTCGGTTTTGTCAGTCTTATGAAATGTGATGCCAATTGCATCAGTCACAGCTAACGTCACTCGCTTTGTGCCAGGCTTGGATTCAATAATGTCACCAGCATGAAGATGCACCATTCCTTTTTCAGACCAAGCAATGATTTCACCTTTGGCGCATAAAAAATAATGATTTTGCTTATGTACCTTGCCAACAATTAAACAACCCGCTGGGCGGCTTAATTTTCGTGCGTACATACCACCATGAAAATAATGTTCTGTGTGCATAGCGTCAGATGCCGCCTGCAAATCAACCATTGGCATTTGCGACATTTCACGTTGCAATTTTTCAATTTGCTCGCGTGTCGGAATATTAGTGGTTTCAACTAAATTCATGGGTTGTAATACGGCACTTTGTACGGTTTACCAGCAACCGTAATGTTGATGAATCCAACAGGATTAGCAGGCAATGTGCCGCTTCCCGCTGTTGCTGTTGTTGCACTAGAAAAATTTAACAAATTTAAAAACCATTGTTGCCATGCCCTAGACGGACGATTAGTCGTTTTGTCCAAGAACTCGGTTTGTGGATACGGTTGGGTTTGTGGGCTGTAAAGCATCAGTTGTCACCCGCACTGGCTTTAAGATTAGCTGACACAATCACGGCATTGATTGGATCAGTAATCACAACCTCATAAACACGATCTCTCGCCATACCCAAACGCCTCCAAATTGCACGGTTTTTATATTTGCCAATTTGACCGATTGAGACCCAGTATTCACGCGACCATGTTGAGCCGCCATCGTTAGACCAGCGTAACATTGCCTGTGGATAAGTTGTCGTGTCGCTTGTGTTAATTTTAGACCCACTTCCGATAACAAATATATCGGTTGCGCCAATAATTAAACTTTTTGTTGCTCCTATTATATAAGGATCAATTAAATATGTGGTAGGAAAATTAACAGATAAACCTGTTGTTCCCACACCTGGCTGAAATTGAATCTGCAATTCATCAAAAAACTGCCTTTGCAAATCAGCCACCAAATGCGGTGCTCTGCGTAATCGCCTAATTGTTTGACCGTCATCAGTGTAATTTTCTTTGTCTAATTCGTAGATTTTGCCGTTTGCATAGTCACCACACAGCACCAGACCTTGAAAAACCGCTGAACAATTGCCACGATGCCGACCGTAAACATTGTCATTGGTTACATAAAGCCATTTATGCCACATAGTAGTGGTGGAATCATAAACCCATGTCAGGTTCAACGTAGGGAATGAAATAACATAACATTCATGGCCTTCTAGCTGATAGGTCCAAGACACAGCATCATCAATGTATTGATTTACAAGGGTATTTTCCACTGCATGGGTAGATATTCTTTTAGGAATATAACCCTCCATTTGCACAATCATGCCCTGACCACGGCTGTTTCTGGATAAATATGCAAAAGAATTACCCAATCTGGACACAGAAAACACAGCAGCAATGCCGTGCTGAGTAGAAGTGCCAGGTATTCTTTGGAATGGAAATGGCGTTGATCCTACATCCACCCATACCTCTGACGATGTTTCGCCTAGAAGATAAATTTCCCTGTGGTCAGCAATTAATGAAATCAAGTTGTCAGGCGAACCGTCTTTAGATGCAAATGACAAACTTGGTGAAATAGGGCTTAATGGATCAGATGCACCATATTGTTGCGTGTTAGGGCGGTTGTAAATAAAATAATTGTCAACAATATCAACGGTATTACCACCACTAAAAGCACCGTCAGAATTAGGAATTTGCGTAAAATTCAACGCATACATGGATTCAGAGCTAATTTGCTGAGAATTGCTGATCGTATATGTGCCAACACCGCCCGAACCTGTACCAAATGCCGTAATCATGGTGTTGGCTGAAATGCTTGCGCCTTGAATTGTTTGACCAAGGTACAAAGTGCCAGAACTAACCGCCGTTACATTTAGCGTAGTTGGTGCGTATTTATACGTCAACCCTGTTGGTGTACCCGCAGTGGTGGTAATTGCCGTGCCGCCAGAAGTAGCTGACAACGTGAAAGTGGTTGAGCCATTGGTGGCAATAATGTAATAAGTGGTTGGATTGGTATAACCAGTGATTGAGCCTGTGCCGCCAAATGTGCCGCTAATAGTAAGGGATTGACCGACAGCCAACGCAAACGGCGCAGCAGTGCATGAAAACTGTCCAGCAATGCCTGTAATAGCTACGCCAGTTAAAGTGCCGCCTATGGTTGCTGTAATAATTGCGCCAGCAGAAACGCTAGACATAGGTTCACTAAAAACTGTTTGTGAAGTGCTAATTGTGTAATTACCAATGCCGCCCGAACCTGTGCCAAATGCCGTTATAACAGTCTCATTTGCTACACCCAAGCCAAAAATCTGTTGCCCCACCGCTAATGTGCCACTTTGCACAGATGTCACAGTTAGGGTTGTGCCAGACATTGAGCCGTTAAAAGTAGCTGTCGCTGGCGTGGAAATTCTCCATGTATATCGATATGCACCGTCAACAATGTAGACATTTATTCCGTTATCGACTATTCCAACCCTACCAGTTGATGTATTTAAATATCCCACAATGGTAGGGGTAAAATTAGATGTAAGCACATAAACATATGCGCCACAAACCACCACCATTTGAGCACCGCCAGAGACTGTACGCATACCGCGAACTTCTGCGGAATTGAGATTCACTTTTGTTGTCAGTCCAGGCGTAGGGTACAAAGCCACCACACCTCGAGTGCCAGGTTCTTTTAATGGATCAATTTCTGGATAAAAATTAATACACTCCTGAGCATCTTGGTAAATGCTAGGCGCTTCATAACTTGGTCCAACAAATCCAAAATCTGGCATTTTTTATCCTTATCTAGCAAAACCGCCCGACAAAATCCAACCAGCGTCTTTAGCTTTACCGACCAACAGTGAATCAGGATACCTAGAAGTTTGTACAGGTCGCATATTGGTGCGCTTGATCGTAGCCTTAGCCTGTGCAGCAAAACCTTGAATCATTGCTATTTGCACTTGGCTATTCTTGCCATACATAGGCATTAACCGTTCAGCCAGACACCATCTAGCTGCCATTGCATAAGCCTGTGGCAAAACAATCGTGTCATTGATTGAATCGTATCTGCGGAAAATCGTGTCCGCAAACAAGTGCATCTCGCCCTGACTTGGATTAGGCCAAACAAAGATGTTGCCCAATGTCTCAGTTGGTTGGTAATACAAGGCTTTAGGCCAAGGACCAGACAGCGTTTTCAATCCGATCATTTCGTAATCTTCTACCGCCAATATTGCTACTGGGTAATCTAAACCACCATTAACAATAGGAGTACCATTTGAATTAGTATTGATACGAACAAAAGCAGAACTGATAACAAGGGGTCGCTGGTAATAGGCGCTGATTGTTGTTGATGCGGATGTTTGGGAGATGTTGACTGTGTACGTTCCGACTTCATTAACGTTACCTCCCGCGCCTGTGGCAAAGCCTGTGATAGTTGTTCCTGATACAACACCAGAACCACTTAGGGTTTGACCCAAAGCAATTGCACCTGAGTTAATAGCCGTAACTGTCAAAATATTGCCAGATATGCTTCCAACAAAGTTTGCGCCTATTTGCCCGCCTGGTCCAATTGTGTATTGCGTCTGGCCTGGCGTAATTGGAAATACGATTTCGGTCTTATAAAAAACCATCATATCTTCATTTGACCACTGATCGAGCATATCGTTCAGCATATCAAATGCGTCTTGTGATGCTTCTGGCGTAGGTGTTTCACCAGCTTCTAACGCGCCAATATCTTTTAGTGCTCTGCTAATAATGTCAATTGGTTGTGCCATTTTTATTCCTTAAATGTTTGGTGTAAAAACTTTTGGCAACCAAGGCGGATGAGCTGTTATTGGTTTGCTTTGGGTTAATTGTTTTTGTAAGTTTTCTTTAATTAATCCCTTACTAGCAGTATCTATCCATTCAGCAATCATTTCTTCAGTTACTTGGTCAAACTCAACATTCATTTTTGGTTCGTCAAATATCCAAGTACCCTCAGTTTCTACTGATAGGTCATCTTCATAAGCCGTACACAAATATTTAGCTTGCGTAATTAAGCCATCGGCAGCGTAAATATCGGTGATTTTCCAAACGTAATTCATTGTTGTTGTTGCTGTTGTTCTTGCTGTTGCTGTGCCACTGCCGCATCGTAAGCCGCTTGTTCTTCAGCGGTGTACTCAACTTGAGTGACTTCACCTGTTTCTACGTTAACTACGATTCTGTGTGTCATTTTTTTTCCAAAACTGCAATTCGTTCTGTCAATTTTGTAATAAGGATTTGTTGTTCTTGAATGGATTTAGTAAGCAAAGCAATCATATTTCCTTCTGCAATACTTAAAAATTCTTCTGTTACAGCTTCTTTTGTTATGTTGCCATCATTGTCTTTTTCTTCGGGTTCTATAACACATTGATTTACTTTGATAACGCTATTTAAATATGGTTTGTCAATTAAAACTTGTTTAACTTCTTGGGCAATAAAGCCCAATGTTGGAAATGATGTATCAAAATTATGAATTGGGTGTTGTTTCCAACTAAATTGAACTGGATTTAGTTGAATAACCAATTCAAGCGCCCCATTAAGGGATTGAATATCTTTTTTATAACGTCCGTCAGAAGTTGCAATTACCGCACTTGTAGCAAATATTTGACTGTTAACTTGTAATTTGTATGAGCCATTGCTAGTTGTGTATCCCACCAGCAAGTTACCGCTGGAGTCGATACGCATACGTTCTGCGTTGTTTGTGCCAAAAATTAATGGTTGGCTGCGAATATCAATAATCGAAGAATAAGTAGAACTAGATATTAAATACATCGCACCTGAGTCTGCTACTTTTGTTCCGAATCCGCCTGTGGAGCTTCCGTTAACAGAAAGCATTGTTGACGCCCCTGCAAAATTTGGGTTGCTCGTACCAACACCCACATTGCCAGAGGCATCCCCAAAAACGCCAGCATTGCACGTTAAACCTGTTGTTCCATCGATAACAGTAGACATAGTTTATCCCTCGTACAAAATGTTGATAGAGCCAGCATCAAAGGTGTCTGTGCCAGTGCTTGTAGTAATACGCACAGCGGTTAAGACTGCACCTAATGAAACATCACAAGAACCTGTACAAACTGTAGTAGTGCTGTATTTTGCTGTATGACTT